TTCCCAAACGCCCGACAGGCCGGTGATGATCGCATCAGCAACTGTGGCAAAAAACTGAGCCCCGGCAATGATGCCCTCGCCGATGAACTGGCCAATGTTTGCGCCGCCAATACCTCCGATGAGATTCAAGAACGTATCAGTGACCCCCTGGATGGCAGGAGCCAGATAGGCGACGACCTGGCCAACGATGCCCTGTACTGCCATCTCCGCCTTAGCGAACGCGTCGCCCATTGAGTCGACGCTATTGGCCTGCTCGTTTGTGAGGGCCAGCCCAAACTTGGCCGCCTCTTCGGTGGCTGCCGTAATCGCACCGGCGCCGCCCTCAAACATCGGGAGCAGCTCGGCACCGGCCTTGCCAAAGACTTGAATGGCCGCACGGCTCCGCTCCGCAGCGGTCGGTAGGGCAGAGATTGAGTCGGCAATTGCCCGGAACCGCTCGGCAGGCGAAAGGCCATCGAGCTGCTCGACAGAAAGCCCGATCCCTGCGAATGCGGCCTGGGCCACCTTGGAGCCCTGCGATGCCTTAATGAACGCCACGTCGGCCTTAGTGGCAGCCTTGCCAATGGTCTCCATCGACACGCCAACTTGGGCGCCAGCAAAACCCAGGCCTGCCAGCTCGCCGTATGTCATCCCTAGCCGTGCCGCAAGATCCTTCTGGCCTCCGATCACGTCGGCCTGTGAAACGCCCATCGAGATAAACGACCGGGCAGCCGACATGGCACCAGACGCAATCTGGCCGAATAGCTGTGCACCCTGAATAGCTGCAAGCGTCCCCATTCCAGACCGCAGGCCGGCAACGTCTCCGGATAGCTTTTTGAAAGCTACGGACGCGTCATTTACGCCAGCCTTAAGGCCAGCGGTACTCGCGGAAAACACAGCGGATACTTTGCCGATCGTTGCCACTGTCAGCCCTTCTGCATTTGCTCGCGGAATGCTGGGATCTTCATCAGCTCACGTCTAAGTTCTTCTTCGGTCTGCGGTTTGTCGCGGTAGCTTGGCAAGAATCGCTCCTCAGAGTCTGGGTCTGGCTTGGCGCCCATTCCGGCAGCAGTCGTGAGCGACGTCCTGGCTGCCATTCGCCAGTGATCGCCAAACGGCTCGACTCGCCAGTACGCCATCCACCGCCGTAACTGCCGCAGCGTCAACCGCTTCTTCCATTCCTCCGGGTCTGGTATTCCGAGCTCAAGGGCCAGCCTGTAGACGAACACGTCGTCCGGCCGGCTCCTCAGTTTTTTTCGAGTTCCTCAATTTCAGCGTCGGTAATCGACAAGAGCTTCTGGCCGGCCTGCCAGATCTCGTGCATGGCCCGGGCGTTCTTCTTCCCCAGCTTGGCCACGTCGGCGTCGCTTGTGAACAGTCGCTTGCCGCTCTCGTCGCACAGGATCAGGCTGGCCAGCTTGGCACGCCAGCTCGCGGGCTTGCCCTGGTTTGACGCGCAGTAGATTTCCCACTCGTCGCGAATGTCAGCCGTCGGGTCGAGCAGATATACCTCGCGGCCCCAGGCCTTCACGTGCAGCTTCTGCGGCGCGCGGATGTCGTCGAGACCCAGAATGTCATCGGCAGTCAAGCCCATTATTCCCTCTTTATCTAAGCCCCAGACAACTGGAACACAGCCGCCCATTGAACCAATTCACCCTTTGCAAACTCAGAATCAAGCGACTCTAGAAAAGCCTGAGCCATCACACTGCCACCCGAGCCGTACGAAAACACCAGCACGCCATACTTGCCCATGTCCAGTACGGTTAAGTCTGGCAAACCAAGGAAACGAGCCGTGATCGTGCCAGGCTCAATGCTCGTCACGTTGTACTGCTTTATGACACGAGCGCTTGAGGCAGAACCCGTGACAGGCGATCGCATACTGGTAACTTCGTGCTTGTTACCAACAGCGAGCGACAGATTGACGTTCTGCAGCACGCCCAGCTCCTGGCCGTTGAAAAACAGCGCGGCGCCCTGGCTACTTGGAATGTTTGGCACGGGTGACCTCCCGGCCTATCAGGTGCCGGTCAGCTTGAACGTGGCAGTACCCATGATGAGCTCGCCCACGGCAGCGGTCAGCTCAAAGTCCTCACAGACAGCGCTACCGCTGATTCCGAGAGTCGAGCACGCGATCGCAGCCGCCGTACCGCGGGGTGGTGCAGTCGTGCCCATGTATTCGCACGTGATTTGGTCGCCGTCGACAAGCGGGACGGCCTGCAGAAAGCGAGTAGAGCCAGCGGTCGCAGACAGCGGCGTCACGTCGACGTAGGCCTGGCTTCGCTTCACCTTCACGTTCTTTGCGACGAACGATATGGAATTGAACGTGAACGTCGTTCCCTGCGAATCAGCAATTGCCGGCATGGCTACTCCTCCCAGCGGATCTGGTACGTGTGGTCAACCGTGTACGTTGGCTTGTCCTGACCGTCTAGGTAGTCCGGCGAGCCGTCGAGCTCCTCGCTGATCAGGCACTCGCGGATTGTCACGCCGTTAGCGGTGCCGTTGAAGTTGTGCAGAGCGACGCGCACAGAGTCGGCAAGCGATTTCACGCCAGAATATGTGGACGCATAGAGCAGGACCGAAAACGTGGCCGACGGGTTGACGTTGATAGGCGTCACGCCGGCCATAATCGTCTCGCGCTGCGTCGATGTGCGGCCGTAAATGACGTATGGCAGGGCGGCCCCCTCTGGGGCCTCCATCGGCCAAGCCAGACAGCCGCTCGCTGTCTCAATCGCCGACTTTAGCCACTGTTCAGGATATGGCATTACGTTCTCCCCGGGTTCTTGCCGGCCGACAGCTCTGCAGCAGCCTTTTCAATTCCAGCGGCCAGCTCGGTCGTCAGCTTGGCCAGCGAGACGTTGTCGTACTGCTGGTGGAACTGCTCGAGCATCTGCCGGGATGCCAGGCCTCGGTTTGTGCCGTACTGCAGCCAGATGGCCTTCCGCGACTCTATGCCTCCCTTGTAACCAACCACGCCGTATACGGCTCCGTGTGTAGGTTTTGCGACGTATTTGGCCTTAGTGGTGACTGATCGACGCAGGGCGCCGGTCGATCGCTTTTCGCCCTTCTTGCGGCGGCCACGACGGGCACCGACTGGAGGAGTCACCGCCCGCATTACCGGAATTCCGTCTTTAATTGCGCGCCGCATGGAGGCCTGGACGTGCTTCTTGGCGAGATGTCGCGGAAACTCTTTAAACCGGGCAATCATCGCCTGGCACTCGGCCGCTGGGTCGTTCTTGAGAGATATCCCAATCACGTGGCCTTCTCCTCACACGTGAGCTCGTGCTCTTGCCGTGGGCCGATCTCCACGACCGACGAGATGTAGAGGTAGCGGTCGCCGCGGCTCTTCCACCGCACTCGCATCTTCCCGCTCACGCCCTCCACGTAGTGGCAGCGAACGACCCACGTGGCGGAGCCACCGATTCGGCCCTGCCGCTGTGTCTCGGAGTAGCTGATCGACTCGACGGCCGCCCGCCTGGTGGCGTGCGTCGACCAACTCGAGGTGGCCTCACCGAACGCGTTCCGCGTCTCGGTCTGCTTCTCGATCACAACGGTCTCGCGGAGGTTGCCGGCTGGGATGGCCATCACCACCTCCCGCTGACAGACTCGCTGGCCAGGAGCGTGTCAAAGGCCATCGGGATGGCGACCGGCTGGGCGCCCGTAGCGATCACCGCCTCGCGGTTGGCGTACAGGTGCCCCACGTACAGCAGGATGGCTGTACGGAGCTGCGGGGCGATCGTGGCCTGCCCGGCCCAGTACGTGACCGTCAGTGTGGTCAGGTCCGACATTTGCGGAGCCGACGAGAATCGGATCTGTCCAGCGTCGGCGTCGACCGTGTACGTGGACGAGCTCACGGCCGTGCCGTCGACATCCAGCGCCACCGCATAGCTGCCGCCTGTCAGCACGGGCACCACCGGCAGCCGAAGCACAACGGGGCCGACGTTGTCAGGGCCGCGGGTCCATCCCATGCCGTCAGTGGCGTCGAACTTTGCCCGGAGCTGCTGCGGTGCCAGGGCCACTCCAAGCCGCCGCTCGATCAGCCGGCGAGCCGTGGCGATCATCGACACGATGAGCGTGTCGTCCTCCTCCTGCTCGGGCAGGAGCGACAGGTGGCCCTTGGCCATCGCCAGCGAGACAGGCTCAACGATCGGCTGCGTGGCGACTGCTAGAGAGCGGAGACGCATGGATCACCTCTCCAGCTTCGCGGTTCGCTTCTCCGGCTCGGGGGCGACTGCACGCTCGACGGTCGGGGCCTCGGTGGTTTCCACCGCGTAGCCCTCCTGCTCGAGCACCAGGGCGAAGTCGGGCGTCTTCTCTACGACGTCGCCGGCCTTGTGGCCCCAGCCGTCGCGGATGAATTTCATGTTTGGCACGGCGCGATTCCTTGGGGATAGAGATGCGGCCGGGGGCATTTGGCGCCCCCGGCCGCTCAGTTGTTCACGCTGCCTGGATTAGCTGGCAGCCTTGGCGAGCCGGCCGATGAACTCGGGGGCGTGGTTGGCCACGCCGAACCGGGTGTTCGCGACGTAGAGCACCTGGCGGTTCCGCATCAGGATCTCGCGGCCGGCTTCGATTTCGAGGCCGCTGTCCTTGATACCGACCACCGAGCTCATCGAAAAATCGCCGTAGAGGGCCAGCGTCGTCGAGGGCAGACCCTTCACGATGTAGACCGGAGCACCGAACACGGTTGGCACCACGCGGCCGCCGCCGACCGTCTGGGTCGTCTGCTGTGCCGACCAGATCTTCATCAGGTCCACCCAGCCAGCACGGCTGCAGACCCACGAGCTGGTTCCCATCACGGTGTCGTCGACCTTGCCGACCACGTCGGCGAGGTTGGCAAGCGTGGTCGCTGCCGATGCCCCAACGGTGATGGTGTTGCCGGCCGCCACCGCACCGGCGAGGCCGGTGATGGACGGGCTGGACGAGTTGCCTCCGAGCCAGACTGCGTCGAACTTCTGGGCATAGGAAAGAGAGAACCGCTCGGCCACGAGGCCAGCCACGTCGATCGGCGAGTCCTCGAGCAGGCTGCGAGACACGGCCACGCTGGCACGCATCTCGTAGAGCGTCAGGTCGGCCACGCTCGTCGACAGATCCTGATCCGTCGACGCCGTGCCTTCAGCCACGAAGCTGGCAGTGGCGTCGCCGACCTTCGGGAAGCTGATCTTGGCACCGGCGGGCCGGATGACCGTGGCGAGCTGCAGGCCGACCGACGCGTACTGCAGGCGGTTCACGATGGCGTTGTAGAGCTCGCCGATCACGTACTCGGCGCCCTTGGCGTCGTAGGTCGAGCTGGTCTCGCCCATCGCCCGGATCTCGCCGGTGTAGAGCTGCCGGAGGTAGCCGCCAACCAGGGCGGCTGCCTTGGACGAGCTGAAGGCC